TTGTTTCTCTTAGCCACTGCTCCCAAACTGTCGCCGGAATTTTAGCAGCGTGATGCCACTCTCCTCTTTTGCCCATAGTCAGTTTATCGCCGTAATCATTGTACTTACGCTTGTTTGCGTCGATTACTGGCTGGGCATCTTCAACTGTGTTGAATGTAATTTTATCGTCTACGTCGTCAAAGTGCATATCGGTACGTCGATGTACATCCTGTTCAAAAACAAACTTGCTAGACATAACCTATATCTCCCACTTTGGGGGCGCCATCGGCAGGATCATTGTCGATGTATGCTTTCTTCAGCCATCCCATAGCATCGGTTGGCTCTTTTGCAGAAACATACTTGCCATCCCTACCCTTTGGAGTAGGTGCTACAGTCGGCTTCTTCGTAGATTTATTACCCTTCACCATTTGCTTGGCAATGGATTCAAGTTCTTTGTCTATAATTTTCATTCGTATCCTTTGGGTAAGATGGGGGAATGTTACCACTCCCCCGTCTTAGTTATTACAACTTACGCTGCACAGTCTGCGAGAATACCGCTTGATTTCTCNTTCTTNGAAACCAGTCCGTATTCAGCAAGCAACATCTGCTTGGTTGCATCTCCGGTCTTCGCCAACTCAACAGTCTGGAAAGGACGGAGCCAAGCAATAGCCCAATAATCCATATCAAGAAAGAAGACATCTCGATCACGCCAAGCATTTCGGTCAGCTTGAATTTTGAACGTACCGAAATCGCTGACATATACGTCAACGGCTGCAACAACGTGAGCAGGAACATCACCCTTTGTCTGAGTTCTGAGTTCTGACACGGATTGCGTCAGGTCAGAAATCGCCTGCTTGATAGTAGGTTTACACAGGATTAAATCGGGATTTCCACCCGCCTCGTAACAATCTTTTATGGTTGCCTTGATACCGGCTTCCGTAATGGAGCCTGTACTGGACGCATCGCCCATAGCATCAGTACCGTTGCCTGAAGAGGCCGCGGGTGAGCCACCACTGCCCACAGATTGATAGTTAGTGCCTAGCCAAGATTGCAACCCAGCCGAAGTTCTGGCTGTGGTTGAATCACCAGCAACGCGAGCAGTATTATACGTGAACATATATTCCATGTCTCGCTTCATACGCTTGCCGTTTTTAGCCAATTGGTAGGCCTGATGTTTGCCGTGTCCGGCATAATTAACCGCATCGTCAGTTCCAGATGTCAAGTTTACATACTGTGAAATCTGGGTGTAATTCCCGAGTCGCGTTGGGAGTACCCGTGCGTCAGCAGCAATGCTGTCGTCGCCTTCAATTTTACGGTTAGCCGCACCAGCGGTAATCGTATCAGTTTGCCACTCAAAGAAAGTATTATCTACAGTCTGTTTAGCACAACCTGACATGAAGGGGGTATCCAAAGGCGCGATATTGTGAATCACGTCTGACAATTGTTCGCGGATCGCCACTGACGAAAAAGTCAACGACGCATTTGTAGCAATTGCCATTTGGTTATCTCCTTATTAAGAATTAAACATATCTTCCAAAATAGAAACCGCGTCATCGACATGGCCCGTATTTCGTAGACGTTTCATTTTCGCAGCTTGTTTTGACTTGGTAGCCTCTTTCTTGCCCGTGCCTTTGCCTGATCGAACAACACGTGGAGCTTTTTTAACCTTTTTAGATTTTACGTCGGCGTTCTGTAAAGCATCATATTTCAATGCTTTTGAAAGAACGACTAAAGATCTATGGTCAACTAAGCTGTTAATTTCATCCTCTAAAAAGCCCTGATTAATTGCGTAATCTCTAAGATCTTTGGCTAATCGTTTCTGCTCGGCGGGCTCTCCCCACTCGGGCATCTTTTCGAGTAACCTCCCATGCTCTTCTTGCAGCATTTGATCTCGCTCTTGCTTTTGTTCGGATACGAGTTTATGTTGTTCCACCTGCATCTTGTGCTGATTAGCCCGCACGTTCTCTTGTATCTCNCGATACTCATCACGCTTGGTAATGTACTCGATTGGGTCTTGCTCTTTTAGAGCAGGCCAATCTATATCACTGTACTGTTGCAAACCAGCCATCGAGTTTTGAATTGTTTGGCTTACTGCCTCAACATACTGTTGACGCTCCTGTTGCATTGCGGCGAATTCGGATTGATATTGAACCTCAGCGGCTTCAATATTCCGTCTCTCCTCTGCTAACTCTTGCGTCTTCCTGGTGTAGTCTGAATGTCTTGAGTAACCTCTGATTAGTTCCTCTTCAGTAACCTCTGTGTCCTCTCCGTTTACCTTTACAGTATATAGGATCGTTTCTTCGGGCTCTTCAGTCGGACCGTCTTCGTCGGTTTCCTCAAACTCATCAGCATCACCGCCTTCTTCGTCTTCTTCAGACTCGTCCGGCTCCTCTTCAAATGATTCATCTTCCGCTACGGGTTGAGACTCTTCCTCTTCAGTAGGTGTGGCTTCCTCAGTTTCTGGAGTTTCCGTTTCCGGTTCCGTCATTTTGAGTAATGCCTCTTGTGCTTCCCATAAACTACCGGGTTGCGTTTGTGCTTCGTGTGCTTGCGGGGCTGGTTGCTTATCCGCCATAATTAAATTCCTCTTGTCAGATATAAGGGTGTTGCTTGTCGAGAATCTTGTTCATGTGTCCTGTTTCTATAATGGACGTTACATGACCATGAATCTTGTCAAGCAGTCGCATTGCAAGCCAGATTGATTCCCTAGCTTCCAAATCTGTTGAACCACTGTGTTCCCAGCGGCCCATTAAATCNTCTCTTAGTACATCAAATGCTTCTTTAAACAATGGGTTATCAAGCAGGGCTTTTGCCCTGTGTTCCCTTAATTCGTTATCCATTTAACCTCTATGTCGCTCCTATAGCTACCGCACGTTTCTGATCGCGCTCAAGTTTTAGCTCTGCTACTTTCAACTGAGCGTCAACCGCGTTTTTCTGATAATCCTGCTGTATCTTCTGCCTTTTAACCTCAACGTCTGCCGCTTTTATCTCCAGCTCTTTGCGCTTTATCTCCAGCTCCATCTGCTCCATCTGTTGCTTAGCCATAGCAGCTTGGTCTTGCTCTTCTGGTTTAGGTGGTGCTTTTGATGGGTCTGTAAGAAAATCATCGACATTCTGAAACCCCATAGCCTTTACAAGAGCGGCGCCGAGGTTGTACATGTTCTGCTCATTGACAATAGGCAGGCCGCCTTTCAGAGCCTCCCCAGCGAACTGGAGCATTTGGCTAAGGTGCATCATCTGCTGATCTTTGCTGCCGCTGCCTAAAGCCACAGACACAGTGCAATCATACTTATCCCGCCATACATCAGGACGTACCGGAACCCACTCATTACGCAACATAACAACTCTTTTCTTGTCTTGGTTTTTGTGCAATAACTCATATATAGTAGTCATTAAATCTTTGACGCCAGTCTCTGCAAAGTTTCTGGCTATCAGTTCTACCCGGCTCTGTGCAGCCCCCATAACAGCGTTAACCGCTGTTGCTGTGGTATGGCTGGTCAGGGCGTTCTCGTTCATTCCCTGAGACATACGCGACACACCAGCTCTAGATTCGCGCACCCCATCCAGATACTCAAGCATCTGAAACGTGTAAGGCTCCAGCGCGGGGGTTGCCAGGGGGGTAATTGCGTTGGGTGTTTTTACACGCACTACGCCACCCGGGCGTTGTGTGAGCAAATCGTCTAAGTTAGCCTGTCCCTCCAGCACCGCGTACCGACCAAAGTTCTGGTTGTACATGTTGTCCATGAGGTTACGCATCAGGGTGCTACGCATCAACTGAAGATCCATCACTAGATCGGCTATGGACAAGCCAAAGAACTTGTGTGGAATCTTTATGGGTGTTATGGAAACAAACGGTATAGAATCTATCTCATCGTTAGCAAGAACATAATCCCCTACAGTACAAACTTTTCTAAGCTCAGTAATTCCGTCTCCATCGTAGTCTGTCAGAAGGAAAGATTCGTTCAGCCAATAAGTTCTAAGGGCTTCTTCTCTTTCTGTTTCTCCGAAAGAAAATCCAGAGCTGATATCAAAATCAAACCTTGCTTCACGCTCGTCGCTAAAGGCGTCGTCTTCTCCACCCCCTAAATCTTGTACATCAAATTTCTCGTCCGGGTACATTTCCCTGAGTTCGGACAGGGTTTTTCGGACTCTGTGGCAGACAAACCTAGCCTCCTGTATACTCTTGGCTTCTCTCGAAATAAGAAATTCCGACGGCGGCACGTTTTCTATTTTTATTTTTCCGGTGTGCTCTTTTCGTTTTATGACAACATCGTTAAGAACCTCACCAACAGCAGCCATGCTCGCAGCGGGCGCAGCAGCAGCAGCAGCAGGCAGCGGCGGGATCTCCTCAGCCTCCTCAGTCTCATACTCTG